TTGATTGAAGCCTCCGGACTTGAAGAAGTTCCGGAGGCTTTTTTTGTATCCACGTGTGAAATATGACCTCTACTATTGCTCATCTCCCAATTATGGATTACTTTTGCCCATAACCTAAAAATAATACGTCAATGGATACATTATTACCATTTGCATTACTATGCTTTACCTCTTTTTTCACATTAACCAACCCGTTGGGAACCATGCCTGTATTTTTGACTATGACTAAAGGAATGGATGATGAAGAACGGCGTCATATTGTGAAACGCGCTACTATCATTTCCTTTATTACACTTCTGGCTTTTACTTTCTCCGGGCAATTTTTATTCAAATTTTTTGGAATATCGACCAATGGCTTTCGTATTGCTGCCGGTTTTATTATTTTGAAGATTGGATATGATATGTTACAGGCACGTTTTACTAATACTAAGTTGAAAGACGAAGAAATTAAAACGTATGCCAATGATATTTCAATTACCCCATTATCTATTCCTATGCTTTGCGGTCCCGGTGCTATAGCTAACGGAATAATGTTAATGGATGATGCCAATACTTGGACTATGAAGGGGGTATTGATTGGGATGATTGGTTTGATTTATTTTATCACTTATCTTATATTGCGGGCGTCTACCCGGTTGGTTTCTATTCTTGGCGAAACTGGAAATAATGTAATGATGCGTTTGATGGGACTTATTTTGATGGTAATAGCTGTGGAATGTTTCGTTAGCGGACTTCGTCCGATATTAATTGATATTATCCAATCAAGTAGGGTTTAACCAACGAAAGAATGTGCTGAAAGTAGAATATGATTATTTAATTCACTTTGAGCACATTCTTTGTATCTGGGTGCTGGTTATTAGTCAAATTCAACTAATATACGGAATACTTTTCCGGGGGCTTTCGCCCACTCTTCCATAGCTTGTAGTGCGGTTTCGGGTTTGGCTACTTTGCTGATTAATTCATCCTTTGGACAAGTACCTTGCTCCATATAGCGGATAACTGCCCTGAAATCTGCGGGTAGTGCATTACGAGAACCTCGGATATCAAGCTCTTTCTGTACAAAATATTTAGTCTGAAAAGACACCTCTGATTTTGCATAACCTATGCATACGACCCTTCCGGTAAATCCAACTTCATTGACTGCCATGACATAGGTTGCAGGGCTGCCGACAGCTTCGATGACCACATCAGGACCAAATCCTTCTGTAATCTTTGTCAAGCGTTCGTGTACATTCTCTGTCATGGAGTTGATGGTGTGGTGAGCGCCTACCCGTTTGGCTAGTTCCAATTTTTCATCGTCCAAATCTACGGCAATAACGGTAGCTCCACGAAGAGTTGAACGTACAATAGCACCCATACCGATCATTCCGCAGCCAATAATCATAACTGTATCGATGTCTGTAACTTGCGCTCGTGAAACTGCATGGAAACCTACACTCATTGGTTCGATTAGTGCACAATCACGAGGAGAAATATGGCTTGCCGGGATTATTTTGTTCCAAGGCAGTGCGATATATTCACACATGGCACCATTACGCTGTACTCCCAGGGTTTCGTTATGTTCGCAGGCATTTACTCTGCCGTTACGGCATGAAGCACATTTTCCGCAATTGGTATAAGGATTGACTGTGACGCTCATACCCGGTTTTAATGATTCTGGTACATCCTTGCCTATGGCTTCAATAATAGCTCCTACTTCGTGTCCCGGAATGACAGGTAGTTTTACCATTGGATTACGTCCTAAAAATGTATTCAGGTCCGAGCCGCAAAAGCCTACATATTTAATTTTTACAAGAACTTCTCCCGGTTTAAGAGCGGGTTTCTCAATGTCTACTACCTTCATCTCGGAAGGAGCAGTAATTTGAATTGCTTTCATCTTCTGTTTATTTTTATAAGTTTTTAATCAATTACTTTGTATCCTTTCCAACCATAGTAGGCACAAAACAGGAAACAAATCATAGGAATAGCATAAGCTATATAATAAATGTGTTCGTTCAGATGCATCACATAAGCAGTGAGTTGGGGCAAGCAAGCATTTCCAACGATGGCCATAACTAGAAATGCCGAGCCGCTTTTTGTGTTGCTGCCTAAATTAGTCAAAGCAAGCGAGAACTGAGTGGGATACATGATAGACATGAAAAAAGAAATGCCCAGCATGGCATAAAGACCTGTCCAACCGCCAAAACAAACCACAACAATACATAGCAAGACATTAATCAGCGCATATACCAAGAGCATGTCTTGTGGACGGAATTTTACCATGAGTAGTGTGCCTGTCCATCTTCCTGCCAAAAAAGCCAGCATATAAAGACCGAAAAAGGTGGTGGCTGTATTTTCAGGTAGTTCTGCATAGGTACAACAGTAGACTAGAAATAAACTGTTAATGGCTGTCTGACCACCATTGTAGAAGAATTGTGCAATGACTCCCCAACGAAGGTGAGAACGTTTTAAGACTCCGAAATCAATTAATTTTTCTCCTTTATATTCTACTCCTTCCATCGTATTTCCTTCTTTGATTTTAGGTAATTTGGAGAAGATAAAGATGATGGCAATAACAATGAGTAACATAGCTAGCAGCAGATAAGGAAGTTTCATGGCGTCTGTTTCTGTTTGAATGTAACCTTCCCAGCCACCGGGAAAAGAAGCGGGCAGGGTGTTGCGGGTATAGTGGTTGCCACTCAGAATCAGTTTGCTGAGAAACATGGCGGCTATAAAAGCTCCCAGCCCATTGAATGATTGTGCTAGATTCAATCGACGGGGCGCACTTTCTGGATCTCCCAAAGCGGTTACATAAGGATTGGCTGCTGTTTCTAAAAAACACATTCCAGTGGCAATGATGAAGAATATACATAGATATGCCCAATATTCTTTCAGCATAGCAGCGGGGAAGAACAGTAACCCACCACATGCTGCCAGTAATAACCCGAAAATAATTCCCGATTTGTAGCTGTATTTTTTCATGAACATAGCGATGGGAATGGGACAGATGAAATAGGCAAGCCAGTAGGCTGTTTCTGTGAATGATGCTTCGAAAGCGTTTAACTCACAGGTTTTCATCAGCTGTCTTATCATAGTAGGTAGCAGATTGCTGCTGATAGCCCATAGGAAAAACAGGCAGAATATGAGCATCAATGGTACATAATAGTTCTTATTTTTCATGGTATGGATTTATAAGTGTCAGTTGATTATTCTGACATGTTTTTTATGTAAGGAAGAGATATGATATTTTTGAAACTATGGGGCACAGAACGAAACGTATATTGAGGATTGAGCGGAAAGAATATCAAACCTATTGATATACAAAATGTTATGCAAAATATGAGTGGATGGCTCTGCAAAACGAAACGTTTACGTGGGTTTAATTTGCAGCTACATTTATGTGCTTTTTAGGCATACAGATTTGCAGATAGGTTTAATTGGGTTTACATAAGGCTTACATGGTTGATTCTGGTGGGGGAGTGAGTGGCAGCTGCGGCTGCTTTTTTTGTGCCTGATTATTTGATATAATGCTGCTTAAATTATTCCATATAATAGTTATTTGGTATATTTGCGACAAAATATTATTAGTTATGGCAAAGGTAATACATATACATTTGACACACGGAATAGAAGGAACAAAGCGGAAAGACTGGTATTTTAGTAGTATAACGGCCATTTATACTGTTTTGACGGCAGAACAGGTGGGCGCAACGAAGAATTATCTGCTTCATGCAGGATTATCTGGTAACGGGACTGTATGCACCAAAAAGGCTATAATAAAGCAATCTACGCTCATTTCTTGCGGGCGTAGTGGAAATGTATCAGACGAATAATAAGCGGCTAAAAAGGCAATAAAAACGGCTTTAGAATGATCCGGTGTGGGGAGGTGGTTATACCTCCCCTTTTTTTGTGCTTGAAATCGGTCTTTTTTGACGCTGGATATTCAGGTGGATATTCAAAGTGGATATTCACTTTTATAGAACTGGATATTCAAAATAGGGTTTTGGCGGTGTGCGATACAGACATGCTAAAATACCACAATTTTAAAAATACCCCTTGTTTTTTATTTGATAGCCCCCCCCCTAAAAACCTATCATTTTTCACGTTTTACTTTTTAAATTCCCCAATATCAGTGCCTTTATGCCCTTATATAATGGTAGGGGAGGGGGATTGCTTGGGAGGGGGACATCATGGGGGATGATAGGGGGTACGCTTCGTTTTCCATCACCGGTGTATGGTAATAGTAAATCCGCCTACCCGACATTTGCAGTACCGGAAATGGGCGCATCCGATACATGTTTTTCCTTTTCGATTGTCATTTGCCGGATTCGTTCCTCTAAGCGTCCGATTTCTCTATCTTGTTCCCTGATGATTTCTTCTTTTTCTCTAATTAAGGCAAGGAGAGAGGATAGTTCGGTTGTTTGTGTTGTTGTAGATGATGTATTATAGTAAATATCACCTTTCCCAGTAAGTAACCAGGTAGGGTTTATATCATTATGTATTTCGATAATTTTCGACACCCATAAACTTGATATATCTGTTCCTTTGCTAATGCATCTTGAAATTACTCCATTCGAGCACCCAATAGCTTGTTCAAGTGCCCTTGTACTGATACCTTTTTCTTTAATTAGGATTGCAATCCTGTCGGAAATATTCGTCATAAGTCGTAAATTATCTACATAAAACTTTTTAGTGTCGAAAATATTCTATATATTTGCAGCGTGTTCAAAAAGGAACACCGCGCCAAATATACGAAAAAGGCATGTGATTAGCGAATTTTAAGGATTAAAGAAAATGAACGAAGAAATAAAAGAATGGCAGACACAGAGCGTGAAGCACAAGGTGGCTTACGTGTTGATGATGGACGGTATCAGCTTCAGATATACCGAAGAGACCGGGATTGTGTTTTCCGCACCTGATTTTTATGTGAAGAACCTTATCCGCCGCCTGATGAGTTGTTACGGCGTGAGTTTGAAACCGATTATAAACGAATTTAAATAAGTGAGATTATGGAAAACAAGAAAATGAGTTGCTGGGATTTTGTATTCAGTTCTGTAAAGACCCATATAGATGATTTGGTAAGACAGGCTGACAAGTACACCAAAGACATGAATGAGGATTTTGAACATTTCTTCTGCTGGTATGCCGAGGATATGTACAAGACGCAACGTGAACTTTCCTGTTACCGTGCCTTGAAGGTGGTTTTATCTGCCGGTAGCCATGATGATGTAAAGTTATACATGGAAAGCAAGATAAACAGTCTGACTGATAGTCTTCTTACCGGAAGCATCCGCAAGAACAGCACCAGTGCGGCTTCAAATTTGGCGCATACGTTGGAACTGGAAGTGAACCAGAAGATACGTGAGAAATTCACTATACTTCTTGGGATTATTGAAAAAGGTGAAAAGGTTGAGGGACAACAGTAAACCCAGCGTGACAACCCGGAAGGCGTTAAGAGACGGGTGACGGTGTGGAAAGACACACGGGAGTGCATGGTTCTTGTGCCGGGGTTCGATTCCCCGGACTCCCCCCAATATTAATCATTAAAACAAGTGAGATATGAACAAGAGGTACATTCACATTACGAAAGCCGACCGCGACTTTATCGCAAAGGCACTCAACGTGACAGAGAAGACTGTTTATAACGCTATCCGGTTTGATGACCGTCGTGGCAACTCCGAACTTTCTGCAAAGATCCGTAAGTTGGCCATGGATCGTGGCGGTATTGTGATGGTTGTTATTCCGGAAATAGAAACTTTCCATGATTATGACAATGTGATGCGTCAGTACTGTCCGAACGGTGCCTTGATAGAGCTTGACCGTAATGATGGTAGCGGTCAGGTAATATTCAAGGGAGAAACGGTGAAGACTTACGAGCATGTGATGGTTGCCGATATTAACCAAATCCAAGCGTTTGCATCGGCATTGAGATAGGAGGCGGCTATGTTGGTGTATTACGGTAACATACAGTGTATTTCTGCACGTGAGCTCATAGATGGCGGCTATATCACCGAATCCTGCTACAGGAACTGGGTGAACCGTGGCCGTATCAAGGTGGTGCGTCGTGGTGGAGGTGCTGCTGGAAATTGCGCGTTGGTCGCCCTCAATAGCCTGCCTACCGAGTGTCTGGAACGGGTGAAGGAAGACAACCCCGGTGGAACAGAGCAGGCACTTCGCCACTGGATACTCTCAAACTATGTGCTGGATCAGGCTGCAGTAGCCTATTTTTTGGATTGGGCTTCTCATTCTTCCAGCAACAGAGCAACAGACGAACTTGCCCGGAAATATGCGGTGAATGCTTCCGTGTTGAATACTTGTATCAAGCTTTATAACAGAAACAATGATTACCGAAAACTGATGGGTGAAAAATATAACTGGGACATGATGGCCACCACCATCGAGACCCTACGCGAAGACTTTGGTCATGATCTTCCTGCCAGTACCCTTCGTTTCCGCAAGAAAGTGAACGAATATAAGCAATACGGTTATGAATGTTTGATAACCGGAAAATTCGGCAACCAGAACAAACGGAAGGTAACTCACATGGACGAACGCCTGGTGATGAGTTTGAAAGTACTTCCCAACCAACCATACGGCAGTGATGTGCATGAAATGTATCTGTCGTTTGTATGCGGTGAACTGGAAGTATGGGATCTGGAAACAGGAGAGATATTCAATCCGGAAAACTTTACGGATAAGAACGGGGAACCGAAAGAACTGAGCGAAAGCACTATCCGGAACATACTGAACAACCCGGCAAGCCAGCTGCTGATAGAAAAAGCCTTGCGTGGACGTATGGAATTCTATCATGAGCAAATGCCGCACATGCACCGCCATGGTGGTAAGTTCTCCCTGTCACAAATAACGATGGATGACGTGGATTTGCCGCGTCGGATGAAAGGCGGCGAGTATGTGCATGCCTATTATGCTTATGATGTGGTGAGCCAGTGCCGTATCGGGCTGGCCTACGGGCGGGATAAGGATGATGCCTTGGTAGTGGACTGTTTTCGTGATATGTTCCGGCTCATCGAACGCAACGGATGGGGTATTCCAGCCGGTATTGAGGTGGAGCAGCACTTGATGAGCAAGTATAAAGAAGGATTCCTGAAGGCAGGTGAGGTATTTAAGTTTGTGCATTTCTGTGCCCCACAGAACTCACAGGAGAAATATGCTGAAGCTCTGAACGGTGCGTTCAAGACAACCATAGCACATAAGAACCATGAAGCCATTGGTCGCTGGCATAACAAAGGTGCACGGCGGGTGGACCAGAAGAAAGTGAGTGACAGCAGCAACCACACCTGGGAAGACAGAAAGTATTATACGTTTGAAGAGCTTGTGGCGGACGACCGGCGCGATTGTGAAGAATGGAACAATACGCTTCACCCCAATCAAAAGAAATATCCCGGAATGACCCGTTGGGATGTGCTCGTAGCCAAAATCAATCCGACCCTTCGACCGCTTGATAAACTGACCTTGAGCAGATATATCGGAGAAAAGGTAGATACCAGTATTCGTAGAAATTCCACAGTACGTGTGGCAAATGCGGACTGGTGGCTGAGCGGTCCGGAAGTGCTGGAGCAGCTGGAACCAAACAACCGCAAGGTGACGGCTTACTATCTGCCGGATGAAGAGGGCAAGCCTACGGATGTCTTCCTGTACCAGAACGACCGCTACCTTGACAAGGTTCGTCCGGTAGTGACTTACAACCGGGTGATGGCAGAACAGACCGAAGAAGACCGGGTAGCCTATACAGAGCAAAACAAAGTTCTGAGTCATTTCAGCAAATACCTCAATGACCACGCCATCGGAAAGGTGGGAACCGGTACACCGGATCAGCCAACGGATGACCCGGAAGAGGAACTGGAACTTCCCCCGGTGGAACTATCCGATGATTTGCCAGCCGAATTGTCGGCAGATCCGGAATCAGATTATGAATGGCACTCCGGAATAAGCGAGGCAATGAGGGCCATCAGTGACATGTAAGAATAGAATTAGAACAACATTAAAACAGCGTTAGAATTATGATTACAGAAGCGCAAAAACAGAAGATTTTAGCAGCGATAGCCGCCAACCGTGCGAACTATCCCAGTGATGCCAAGCATGCTGCCTCTTTAGCCATCAGTACATCTGTGTACAGTGCAATCAAGAACGGACAGACAGACAAAGCCCTGAGCGATGCCAACTGGATAAGCATTGCCCGCAAATTAGGGGTGAACCTCCGTGGTGAAATGGAATGGAAAGCAGCCAAGACCCCGACCTTTGAATATATAACTGCCCAGCTGGAGTTCTCACAGCAGTCCAGTCTGTCGGGCATCTTGTGCGACATGCCCAATATCGGCAAGACTTTCACGGCACGTTATTATGTGCAAAGCCACAAGAATGCCGTTTATATCGACTGCTCGCAGGTAAAGACAAAATTGAAGTTGGTACGCAAGATTGCTGCAGAGTTTGGTGTGGACAGCAAGGGGAAGTATTCTGATGTGTATGAAGACCTGGTATATTACCTCCGTTCGATGGAAACCCCGCTTATCATCCTCGATGAAGCAGGCGACCTGCAGTATGAAGCTTTCCTGGAACTGAAGGCCTTATGGAATGCCACTGAGCGCTGCTGCGCCTGGTATATGATGGGGGCAGACGGATTGAAAGAGAAAATCAACCGGTCCATAGAATGTAAGAAGGTGGGCTATACCGAAATGTTGAGCCGTTATGGTGACCGGTACAGCAAGGTGACTCCGGATGATGGAAAGGAGCGCGAACAGTTCTTGAACAACCAGGCACGTATTGTAGCCAAGGTAAATGCTCCTGCGGGGGCTGATATAGCCCAGATTGTACGGAAGACATGCGGTGGTTTGAGAAGAGTCTATACCGAGATTGAGAAACTTAAAATGACAGCGGAATAATGAAGCGTGCGTACAGTCCGAAGGAAATAGCCGCCAAGAAATGGGTTACTCTGCCGTGGGATGAGAAATGGAGCAAACCTTTCGGGTTCCCGGCAGAGAACGCTTCGTGGTTCATCAGCGGTGCCAGTGCCAGTGGGAAAAGCAGCTTTGTGATGCAACTTGGAAAGGAACTGTGCAACTATGGGACGGTGCTGTACATGAGTTACGAAGAGAAAATCAACCAAAGCTTCCAACGGCGTATGGGTTATCTGAAGATGAATGAGGTGCAGGGTAAATTTCGTGTGGTGACAGAAGGCAGTCTGGAGGAAGTGATTGCCAGACTGAAAAAACCGAAAAGCCCGAAGTTTATCATCATCGATTCCTTTCAGGTGGCCGGATGGGATTATCCGCAGGCTGTGGAACTGATGGAAACCTTTCCGAAGAAATGTTTCATCTGGATCAGCCAGGAAAAGAAAAGCCAGCCGATGGGTGGCGGTGCAGTAAGATTGAAATATATCTGTGATATGAAGATTCGGGTGGTCGGTTATAAAGCTTATTGTCAAGGACGCGCCATTGGAGACCCGGGAAGCTATTATGTGGTATGGGAAGACGGAATCATTCAAACAAGTAATAATTTACCAAAATGATTATGGATAATAACGAGAAGGCTTTTGAAAGCTACACCGGAACTGAAGTGTTCCAGATACTGCTGGACGGAAATTCCAGCCGGTCCGTATTGGATGACTGGCTGGAGCGAAACATCCAAAGCGACTTAAAAGTGAGAAGAGCGAAAATGCCCGGTCATGTCGTAATAGAAACGGGTGATGTCTTGTTTGCACGTAATGTGCTGATATGGAATCCAAGTTGTAAAGTAAACATTAAAAAGATTTGAAGTGATGGAAAAGAAAGAAGAAAAGAAAGTGTGCTGCATCTGCGGCAAAGAGTATGAGGGCTACGGATACAATCCGTTCCCGGTGAAAGAAGAAGGCTGCTGCTGCCAATCGTGCAACTACAGTGTGGTCGTTCCGGAACGGTGGGAACGGCACAAGGCTTATCAGCGCGGTGAGGCGACCGGTGCCGGGAAGGTGTACATCAGCGGAGCTATCGCGCATTATGACATGGATGAGCGCAAGGAAGCCTTCAGCCGTGCCGAGGAGGAACTGAAGGCACAAGGCTATGACCCTGTAAACCCTTTCAGGAACGGATTGCCGGATGAAGCTCATTGGAGAGTCCACATGCGGGCCGACATTGCCCTGCTGTTGGCTTGTGACTATATCTACATGCTGAAGGACTGGGAACTGAGCAAGGGAGCCAAACTGGAACTTGACGTGGCCAGTTCGTGTGGCATTAAAGTGTTGTTTGAATAACCTTTTAGTTTTTGAATTATGGCAAAAGAAATTACGGTACTTGTAAAGTTTAGAGGATCAGTTCCTGAAGATGCAAGCATTGCTGACATAGAGGAACAAATAGATTGCAGCCTTGAGAACAGCCTTCGTTTGAATTTCTCGGATTCCAAAGAAGAAGATGATGATTTGAGAGAACCGTGGATAGAACGTGAGGATATGTATATTACGGAAAAAGGATTCCAATTATTAATAGAATAAAGATGGCACAGGAAGTAACCAATTTCGCCCGATTTTACACATTGTTCAACAAGCTGCCCTGTACAGGAGACCGGGAAGGGCTAAAGAAGCAAATCGTTCTGCAGTACACGTGGAACCGTACGGAAAGCCTCCGTGAAATGACATCCAAGGAATATGAAGCCTGCTGCTGTGCCTTGGAGAAACTGACCGGGCAGGATGAATGGCGGCAGAAACTTCGCGAGGAACTGCGACGGAAACGCAGCGTCTGCCTGAAGCTGATGCAACAGTTGGGTATAGACACCACCGACTGGAACCGGGTGAACGAATTCTGCAACAACCCCCGGATAGCCGGCAAGCCCTTTGTTCAGGTTAGTACAGCCGAGCTGGAACAACTGGCCATCAAACTGCGGGCTATCCAACGAAAAGGAGGTTTAACCGATAAATAGAGCAATATGGATAAAAAAGCACATGAAGCGCTTGAGCGCATAAGAAAAGACGTGACCCTTACGACATCCGATATGGAGAACCAGGATGCAGCGGAGTTTTTCAACGAACTGGCCGACTGGGCGTATGCCAATGGGGAGGCCATGCTGATAGACGATGAACCGGAAAAGCAGGATGATTATGAGGATAGATGACCAAGACAAGCTGATAAAAGCGGGGTTCTGTATAATACGAAAGGATGATTATCCAGGCCCGAGGATAAAGATGTGTACCGGCATAAACGGTGGCTGGAAGACATACAAGAAGTTTGAAACCAAAGCAGAAAGAGACAGGACATTCGCTTTGCTGCTGAAGGATGACAAAGTAATAGCTGATTAACAACTAAAATGATTTAAAATGGAAAAGAACAATCAAAGTGTGGACATCAAGTCCCTGAGTAAGGAACAGCGAGCAGCCCTCATGGCCCAGCTGCAGCAAGAAGAGAAAGAAGACCGCATCGCCCGTCGTGAAACTTACGAGGCATTACGCGGTGAGTTTATGCTCGAAGTAAAGACCAACGTCCTTGAGATGGTGAATGCCGTGACCGGGTTCCGCGGATGGCTGGAAAAAGAAGCCGATGCCTTTACCAAGGTGATGAAGGAATACGGCCAGGTGAAAAGCGACGAACAGCGCAGCTACACCATTACGGACGGTGACTTCCGTCTGGAGGTGAAAAGCAACAAGGTGAAAGGCTTCGATGAACGAGCCGACATGGCAGCCGACCGTCTGATTGACTACCTGAAGCGCTACATGCAGAACAGCGAGAAAGGTTCTGATGATCCGATGTATCAGATGGCCATGACCCTGCTGGAGCGCAACAAGATGGGCGACCTGGACTACAAGAGCATTTCAAAGCTGTATGAACTGGAAGATAAGTTCGATGAAGAGTATGCAGACATCATGCGCCTGTTCAAGGAAGCCAACGTGGTGCAGCGCAATGCCACCAACTACTACTTCAGTCGCCGGAACCCTGAAAACGGTGTATGGACCCGCATAGAGCCCAGTTTCTGCCGTTTGTAGCCGGAATCCGTTAACCCTGTAAACAGAAAGCGCCGCAGTTGTTATAATTGCGGCGCTTTTGTTCTTAAATTCGATGAAAATCAGCTATTTTTGTAAGAGAAATAAAGCGTATGGGCAAAGGACGGGATAAAGAATTGATCAAGCTGCGTGACGAGGCACTGTGCCGCCGTTACTACTATTGGACAGAAATACAGCGGTTGCGGTTCGACGATGCTTTAAAAGTGTTGTCGGAGCGCGAATTCTTTATATCCGAGGAACGTATCATGACCATCATCCGCCGGAAATCACGTGAGGGAACAGACTACAATCTGAAGCCTGTTCCCAAGGTGAAAGCCCCCCGTCTGACTGCCGCCCAGCTTGAGCTATTCCCCGTAAGATGACGGCATGGCCGATTCATCGTGCAGTGTGAATGAGAATGTCATTTCATAGACCTTGATGTAATGTGGCATGGCATACGAGCGGCTTTTCTCGCGTACCAGCGGCGAAGCGTTGTCCGTGCATTGCAGACACTGCAGCGACTTGTATAATTTCCCGGCCAGCTGCTGCCTTTCCCTCACCTTGTCATACGTGCCAGATGCGTAGCTTGTATCGTCGTAACAATCAATAGCCAGCCGGACGGTCAGCATGGATTCGCTTTTCTGTACCCCATATCCGAGGTCGTTCCAGTCAGAACTTGTATTTCCAATCAATACACAAGGGAAGGTGACCGGGTAATGGTCTTCTTCTGCCCCCATTTCCAATTGTCCGTAGTCTTCATCGATGAGCGAGAGTTCCGGCATTTCCTGTGCAATCTGTTCCATGATTGCGATAAAAACTTCTTCCATATCCTTAGCTGTTTAAAATGTTGGTAATTTCCTGATCCATCTTCTCCCGTATGCGGCTGTTCAATTCTTCGCTTTCGCCCATGAACTGGCGCTGCGGGATGCGAATGTGCAGTCTCTTTTTTTTGGTAAGTGCCATGTTTCTCCAGAACTGTGCTTGCGGATTCAGTTCCTTCGGTTTGGTACGTCGTTTAACGCGTTTCTTTTGCCCTGTGTCGGCTTTTTTTCTTTTCCCCGAAGCCTTGTAGAACTTGGCCCATGCAAAGCGCCTCATGCGGTCTGTGACGGTGACGTCGATTTCGCCACCCCAGTTGTGGATGGGCGCATAGACCACCTCGTTGAACACCCTTACCCGGTAGTCGGCAGGTGTATATCCGACCGACTTGAAAAGATGCTTCCTGCCGGAGAGCAGCGTGCCGTAATTGCTGGCGGCATCGGTACCTCCCGAGGACAGCCGTTTGGATTTTGGCCAGGGGTGAAGCCCCCCGTTGACAAAGCCCCCATGCCGGAAGTTATCCTGGAAATGGTCTTTGGCCATACGTCCTACCATGACCGGCATTTTGCGGCGCATCATACTGTCCAGCCTGTCACGTTTCCGCTTTATCATTTCCGTAAAATCTTTTATGTCCATAATCATCAGTAATTCAAGAATAATTTATAACTTTGCAACCGAGGCTTCCAATATGCCTTTTATGCGTTATGAATATACCGGAACAAGTAAAGAACGAGGCTCGTGTACTTATTGAGCAATACGGTGACACCTTCGAATACCTTGGTATTTATGAAGGCCAGGAAGCCTATGTGTTCAAGTTTCCGGGGGACTCCTGTACCGGTTATCCTTTCGTCTATCTGTATGACGGTAAAGACGCAACCGAAATAACCGGTCCGTTATCCCTTGACGTTATCGATTCATGTATCGAAAATATCGAGGAAGGAGACATCGAATAGCTTATTGTCAATTCTCAGGACTCCCCTGCAGTTGTGGGAAGTCGCAGCTCCTATTTCACATAAATATTTTACGTCTTTCCATTCCATTCCTGAACCGGCAGAATTATCGCTTTGGGGTTCGATATACCTTAGTTCACCATCCGCAAACCGTTGCAGGATTGTAGCATGCCCGCCCCCGCTTTTCCAGCCGATGCACAATTCATACACGCCTTCTTCCTTACATACCTCATTGAAATACTCCATGTACCTTTTAGGGGTCATTTTCAGGTATCCTTTGTTCGCAAGCCAGCTGTTTATACTTATATGTTGTGCCGGAGTACCGTCGGTGTTTTTCCAGACTTCAAAAGCACGTCCATTACTCAGATATTCAAGTTTAGACCCTGCGACATTGCCTTTGGCGGTAATATCCCATCCACGTAATCGTAAAGCGTATGCCGGTGCGCAAGTCTGGCA